TCGGCGCGGCGACAGTGATGGCCTGATGCCGCTGCGAGACTTGCGGCGGCACCGGCTGGCGGCGAAAGCCCTGGTGGACGCTCATGCGGCCTCCACCTTGGCGATGAAGTCAGCCAGCGACAGTGGCGGTTGTCCCTCCAGTGTGCGGATGCGGTTCTCATGGTCGTAGGCGATTGTCTGCTCGTTCGACGGCTGCGGCGGCGGCGTCTCAGGCGGCACATAGGGATCAGGTACGCCGCCGTCCTCGACCCATTGCAAATACTCGGCGTAGTCGCGGTTGGCGGGATCGGCGGGAATACATGCGCCGTCTGCGGTGCGGATGATGCTGTCTGATGCGGTGAGTTGATAATCGGACATCAGAGCCTCGCGTCAGCGTTTGAGGTAAAACCAAGGAAATTACAGGGGCCAGTGCTGACACATGCAAACCCCCAAGAAAACCCTTCCGTGGTAAGTGAAAAGCAACCTTGACTATTGGCGTTTGTAGTTGCACTCCAACCAATGCCCGACATTGTTGGAATAGCCCGCTTTGAAACATGAAAAGGATAAGGCGCTCGAACGGCGTTAGCTGCCAGAGTGTAGCCAACGAGATCACTCGGCCCGCATTTTTCAAAATACCGCATGCACGTCAGCAACTCTTGATCATATGGCCGCATGATCATCGGCGACTGCGCGGCGGTCGGCGCTTGTGTGCCTGGGAGAACAACGACGCCAGTAATGCGGAAAGCATTTGACGTGCTATCTGCACCGTTGACTTGTCCTGGCGCGGCGTGAAAAGCACCGGCACTCCAAGTATTAGCGGAGGGGGCGACATAAGTGCTGCCAGCGCCCACACAGAACACCAGCATCAATCCAAGCGCGTTATTAGTCGCCCATGTGCCGGACGTATCGCCTGGGATAGTTATGACATTGTATTGAGGAACATTCGATGCTGCTTGTGTGTAAGTAGCAGCGTAAGAACGGTTTGCTGGATTATTACGAGCAACCACACTGTAAAGCCCTGGTTTGAAATGATCTGACCAGAATGCGATTGTGATTGGTCGCGCATTGGCTGTTCCCCACGCCAATCGAGCTATACGATAGCCTTCAATTGGATGAAGCATGGAAAGAACATCACCAGTTCCAAGTGATGCTTGCGCTGTCGAGAAAACAACAGAAAGCATATTGGAAAACCCTGGAAACAGACCGCTGGATGCACTTTGAACGGCAATAGGAACCATCGTGCCGTTCTTGCTGAGTTTCCAGCCATCAATCGCATAAGTAAAATCAGCGCCAGTTCCAGTCGTCCCAAGTTCTTGACTGATATCCATGCTGCCGTTGATCTGCATGCCGCTGTAGCTCATCGCGTCGAACGGCGCGGCGTATTGCTTGGTCACAGCATGCAGCGCCGCAGTTGGATCGCCGCTCAACGTCAGCAATCCCGTCATGCTGTCGCCAGCGCGCCTGACGTAGGCCTGCGTATCTTGAATGACGACAAGCCAGGATGTGCCGTCCCACTTGTATTGCGGGATGCCTGGGACAACTGGCACCGGGTAGAGGTCGCCGACTGTCGGGGCGCTGGGGAAGTTGATGCCCATCAGAGCCTCGCGTCGAAAGATAGAAGTTGGTAATTACGGGCGGTCTGGGACATTGATACACAATTAAAATCAATTGTTTGTACAGTGAACCCGGCTGCGCCACCTGTTATTGTCGGAGTTGTACGCATCGGCGTTAAGAATGTGGTGGTTTGCATTGCTGGCGTAGTATCCACAATGATGCTTGATTTCCAATAGTACCGCTGACACGTCGCCAACTCCTGATCATATGGCCGCATGATCAAAGGCGACTGCGCGGCGGTCGGCGCTTGGGTGCCGGGGAGGACGGTGACGCCGGTTAGTGAAAAATAATTCCCGGCAGTAGCCATCAAGTTAGGCGTAAGGGGTGAGCATATCTCAAATATGATATTTGCACCGATACTGTTGTCGGTTTTCCATGTTCCGGTCGTAACAGCAGGGACTTGTACCGTCACCCACTGAAAAGCAGGACCACCAGCAAGAGTGAACGGTATGAATGCTGTCGCAGCAGAACCATCGAAGTTGAGAATTATCAGTTGATAAGAACCCGCTAAAGTTGCTCGCGCCCAAAATCCAACCGTCAACGGTTTCGCGCTAGCAGTTCCCCACGCCACACGCTGAAAACGATAACCTTCTATCATCTGTTGAAAGCGGACAAAGCTCGACCCTATTGTTGGCTGCGCCGTGGTGCATTGCATTTGCAAACAGTTTTTAAGCCCAGGCACCTCTGTCGGTATCGGTGTGGTGGTAAAGTTAGCCGCGCCTGTGGTCAGGCTGTTACCTTGCCGCCAACCATCAAGCACAAACACTTGCGACTTATTAAGCGCAGTTCCTATTGCATACTCCTGACTGATATCCATGCTGCCGTTGATCTGCATGCCGCTATAGCTCATCGCGTCGAACGTCGCAGCCTCTGCCTTCAACGCAAACTGCGAAGTATCAATTGTCGATTGCCCGGCAGCCTGCACCCACTGCGGCGGTCCTGCTCCGTCGTTGTAGCGCAGATGCAGCGTCCCAGTGTCGCTCTCCCACCAAAACCAGTTGTCGCGTGGCGAAGCTGGTGGCGTGTCGCTGACAATGACGGAAGCTGGCATCACGTCAGCCTGCGTTGACGCCAGCCACGCCGTGCCGTCCCACTTGTATTGCGGAACACCCGGCACTGCCGGGACCGGGTAGAGGTCGTTGAGGGCTGGCGAGGCTGGGAAATTGATGCCCATTACGGCAGCCTCGCGTCGGCGGCATACTCTGCGTCAATTGCACCGCTGGGGTTAGTTATCTGACGAAATCCATCAGCTAATGAATATGACAATGGCTGCACCGTCGCACCGTTTGTTCCACCAGTGACCAGAGTGAGCGTTGGGGTTATGCGCTTGGTTACCCGGTACCAAGACGTGTTGCCGTATGAACCACTGTCGATGATGTGGGTCATGCCAATTCTTTCATAATATCGTTGGCAGATCGCAAGCTCTTGGCCGTATGGACGCATCATCAACGGCTGCTGTGCAGCGGTTGGAGCGTAGATGCCGGGAATAACGACAAGCCCAGAAATACGGATAGCGTCAGAGGTTGCCGCACAGCAATTCACCTGACCTGGGGCGGCTTTGTAGTTGCCGGAAAGCCAAGCGTTCGCCGATGGTGCAGTATAGGTCGATCCGGCCATCGCGGTAAAATTGATAGTTATTCCTGTCGCAACAGTATTTTGTATCGATCCTGTCGTCAGGCCAGGAACGGTTATGACGTTGTACTGCCAGACGTTGGCGGCAGCATGCGTGTAGGGTGCCGCATAACTCAGCGTGGCATCCGGCTGCACAGAAATGCTGTACAGACCCGGCTTGGTGTGGCCGCTCCAGAACGCAATGGTAATTGGTCTTGCTTGGCTGAAGCCCCACCCCAAACGGGCAATACGATAACCTTCTATTTGGTGATACAGGATACACAGGCTGCCCGCTGCCGGTGATGGCAGGCCTGTTGTTGTGTAAACATAAATGTAATTGGGAATGCCCGGCACTGCGCTGTGTGCGTCTTTGGCAGAGCTTATCCCCACACCTGTTTGAAAAGCTTGCCAGCCATCGGCGATATATCCGCCGCCAACAAGCGCCGTCGTCCCGCGCTCCTGGCTAACGTCTATGCCGCCGTTTATTTGCATGCCGTTCATCGCCATCGCATCTAAGGGTGCGGCATAGGCAGTGATGGCGGCGTCAACGTAATCCTTCCGCACGGCATTAGAGGATGCTGGCGCTGTCGGCAATGACAGGTGGCCTGTCATGGTATCGCCTGACCGCATGACGAAGCCAGACGTGTCGATGTTGGGGACGGCGACCGCCTCAACCCACTGCGCTGGGCCTACGCCGTCGTTGTAGCGGACATACAATCTGCAAGTGTCGCTCTCCCACCAAAGCATGCCGTCAGTTGGCGAGGCCGGTGGCGTGTCGCTGACCGTCAGCCCGCCCCCGCCGCTGGCAGTCGAGGCTATCGTCAGCTTGTTGGTAGGGTCGTCGTAGGTCAGCGTGATGTTGGCACCGGCAGTCAGCAGGCTGGCGACACGGTCATCGACTGCCTCGGCGTCGAAGGCGGATGTCGAAGCTATTGTCAGCTTGTTGCCGGGGTCGTCGTAGACCAGCGAGATGTTGGTCCCAGCCACCAGCAGCCCAGCCACCGTGTCGCCAACTGTCTCAGGATCGACCACGCCGGGAATACCTTGCGGGCCGGGAATGCCTTGCGGTCCTGTCGGGCCTGTCTGGCCCGGCGGGCCTACTTGCCCAGGCGGCCCCGGCACCGTGCTGTCTGCGCCGGGCGGGCCGTCTACGCCCGGCGGTCCTACCGGACCCTGCGGCCCTACTGGACCCGGCTTTCCCTCCGGCCCCTGCAACGCGACATTGAACGCGCCGTTGAACGGAGGAATTTCACCGGGAGTTGTGGTGAACGGCATGTCAGTAGCCCCACACGCCAAAGCCGGTGGGGCGAAGCGTCGGGCCGACAACGAGGATAGGCGCTGGGCTGTCGCGCCCCATCAGCGAGGCGAGAGCGTCGGCAAACGTGGACATATCCTCGGCGTATGGCGTTCCCTTTGAAGCTTTCCAATTCCAAATCATAGAAA